CTGACAGTAATACTTATTAACAGCATTAATTCATGTTCTGTTAACTCCAACATTTTTTCCTCCCATTAGTTGTCGCAAAATAAGCGACTACTGCTAATCGCCTATATTTCGATAACTATCTTTAAAACTTTGGGTCTATCTCGAACGCACGTAGCGCAACATATAAGCGCTTGGGTATCTTCGTTTTCTTCTGCTTACCGTTTGACTCGCAAATGAATTCGTAATGGTCGATTCGACTTGTGCGTGAATTGCCAGTAACCAAGTTCACACTCACTTTCTTTTCTTGGTAATGACTAATTTTTACGGTAGCTCCATCTGACAACTTCTTGATGATGGTTTCTTCGCTCATACAACATTCCTCCTCTAGTTAATACGTCATAACCAACTGTCTTAAAAAGTTGGCTATTTTTTAATAACTAAATTCTCAATATGTTTTTAAATAGTTGATCGTTGCGTCGTCCGCTCAGCGTTTGCTGTTTCGATGGGTTAATTATGAACTAGTGGTTCTTAATTGTCAATCCTGATATGAACTGACATGAATTTTAGGTACAAAAAAACCGCCAGCTAGGGCGGTTAATTGATAGAATGGTGTGAAATTAATTATTAAAGATGAAGAATATGAGTCAAATTAGAGTGTTTTTAAGAGATATTATCGCGTACCACTTGGCGCAAAAAAGTATTGGCCACAGAATTACTAAATTCAGCGATGAAATGAAACGATTAAGAGAAGCCGATTCTATGATGGGTAGCATAATTGCTGATCCAAGTGATCCCCTTGGTAAAATGCGAGGCGGTCATAACATGCCAGTCGCTAGAGAACTATTAAAAGAATCAAAGGACCCTCGGTATATTAAAAACCCGCTTTATAATCCAAAGAAACACAGAAAGGCAAACGGACATTATTTATTTGATGACATAAAAAAACCCGAGCCAAAGCAAAGCGGCTGGGTTTTTCTGGATGCAAAAACATTGGTCAGCATAGATGGGAAAGAGTTCGAGCTATTAGAACCTGTTAAAGCTATGCCTAGCCCCGTAGCTAAAGAAAAAGAATAGAGGTTGAAGATGAAGTGCTAACTAGCTACCTAAGAATATGGACGTTGTAATACTTGTTACAAATAGGCTCAATCAGCGCCTTTATCTTTTCGTCCTCCATCATAGTCATAACAGAGTAGGCTAATATCTCACTGTACTGACCGCCTTTGTCAAAGGATGTAGTAAATGCACTACATCCTTCTTGTTCAATAGAAGCCACAGCAGCCGTTAAATCGGTATCAATCCTTGACGACTTAACAAGATCAATATCGCTTTGACTGTCTTTAAGTATGCACATAATAAGTCTTTTACTCATTTTAACACCTCTTATTTTACTAAATATAATTAATCCCAGTCTATCGCCTCACGGTACACGCACCAGCCGAAAGGTAGGGCGGTCACAGGCTTGGCGTGTCTTATCAAATGGCACACCCACACATAAGACCATTCACTAGTATTCGACATACTTACCCACCACCTTACCAACTAAATTGCAATCACCCATAGGCAGCATCTTCTGTTCATGCCAGTTAGGGTTGAGAGGTTTTAAATACATATCTTTGGATGTCTCGCCAATCACAAGCTGCTTAAACGTAGCTTCGGTATCATCATTGCATTGGACTACCACTAGATCACTATCCTTTAAAGTAAACAAGCCAGCTAAAGGTTCGATGTAGATAATATCATCAGGCTTAAACTCCGGCATCATACTTTGGCCTTGCACTCTAAGTGCGAATCCCTGTGGGGATAAATTCGAAGGTCGAGGCGCATAGCCCATAGCGTCACCAAACGTCACAGCCTCTACTACTGACCAGCTCCCAGCAGCTACCCAGCTAAGTATTGGGACCTCACCAGCTTCGCTAGCTATTCTTTCTCTCTTAGTACCACTAGCTGACGGGGTGTTTGCGTCCTCGCTACTTCCATTCTGTATAACATCAATCCTTCGCATTAATTCATCATTGCTCGGTTTGGTTGATTTCTCACCTTGTCCGGCTGCCAGCCAATTGAAGTTAACACCTAAGAATTTTGCTAAATAATCTATGTTGTGATGCTCCGGCAAAGACTCAGCTCTTAGCCATTTATTGATAGCTCTATCTGAAATATCAAAACCTGCCTCGCGCTTTAAGCGTTGCGCTCTTCCTCTATCCGTGTAGCTTTTATCATCCAGTATCTCGTTCAGCCTTCCTGCAAATGCAATCTTCGCCTCATCTGAACCATTCATGACCTATTCCTTATGAACCGTTTGTTCAATTGTATTTCCTATTGAATGAAAAGTCAGTACCTGTTAATATGAACCAATTGTTCTTAAAACAGGAATTAATGAGATGCAACAAACCCAATTAAAAATATTTATTGATGAAAAATGTGGTGGTGTTAAGTCCGTCGCTAAAAAAACAAACCTTACTAGTCGAGCTATTTATAAATGGGCGACAAAAGGTTCTTTGCCACGCACTGAGTTCTCAAATGAAACCTGCTATTCAAAAGATTTGTCAGATTTGTCTGGTTTTTCAGAAGAAGAAATTAAAGAGATGTTCAAACCACAACAGCAATTACAACCTGAACCGGAAGACGCCTGACTGCATGTCATAAATATTACGACTTTCGAAACATCAACAAAACGTTTTTAGATAGAGGCAGGACACGATGAATGTAATAGACGCAGCGCACAAGACAGTACATAACCCTAAACACGGTGGCTCGCCAGCTATTGCTGCACGTATGGGGATGACGAGCAATGTGTTGAATAGCAAGGTTAATCCAAACATTGACACCCATCATCTGCGCTTAGATGAAGCACTCACGATTATGGAATACACGGGCGACCACAGAATCATCCAATCGATGTCGCATCAGTTAGGCGGTGTGTTTTATGCGGTCGATGGTACCGCAACGCAGGCAAGTCTATTAATGACCGCGCTATCTACATCAGCATGTCAAGGCGACGTGATGACAGAGATGAAACTAGCGTTAGCAGATGGCCGCATAAGCTAGTGAGCGTGATGGGTTGCACCACAAGATTCAAACGGCGATGGCAATGCTGCAAGGGTTAAGCAATCAAGTTGACTCTTATTGCGACGGTAAATTGTCAACCGAAACTGGAAAGTAAGAATGCTGCCATGTGCCGCAAATGGTTTAGATGGCGCTAAAAAATGGCGAAATTTAGACGTAGAAAAGCCCTAAGAGCACGAACTCATAGGGCGACAAACCAAACAACAAGTAGGGATTATAGCACATGGAAAAGACAATTATTTTTAAAGAAGCATTAGATAAAATAAAGACGGATGTTGCTGTTGAGAATGACGACTTATCACAGCCGTTTTTCAAAGTTTATAAAAATAGCGCACAGCTGGAAGTCTTAACCGCGCAGATCGAGCAAGGGCGTATTCATCATTTACGAGCTAAAGAAGTGGCTTTATCTATCGTGTCAGTCGTTCACAGCAAACTTGTAGATATGGAGTACCTGTTCGATGAGGTTATGGATAGAGAGTCAACAAGCAAGGATCTTCTAGACGTGATGGGTATCGCTGAATGGTGTCACGGTTATTTGAATATGTTTTTTGCTAGATTTTCTCACTATCCAGAATGTGGCCATCTTATTCGGTCAACTAAAAACGCTGTCATTTATCAAGAGTTATTCAGTACCAGCGCCATCAACTCAAAAATAGAAGAGCAATCAGCCCCTAAAAGTAAAATCGATATTCTTTAGGCAACAAAAAGTGCCTTATCAGATTGGAGTTACAGCGCATGAATAATTTGAAGAAAATGACTGATACCGCGAATCATCTAAGTGTAAGTAGCATGACGCAGATGACGACTCGTGATATCGCAACCTTAACCAACAAAGAGCATAAGAACGTCAAACGTGATTGCTTGGTTATGTTTAGTGAGCTTGAAGTAGATACGCCCAAGGTTGAGCGCATCTATTTAGACGTTATGAATCGTCAGCAAACTGAATACATCTTGGATCAGGAGTTAACTTTTACTTTAGTTACTGGCTATAACACTAAGCTGAGAAACGCGGTTATCAAAAGATGGTTAGATTTAGAAGGTCAGGTGGTAACGCTACAAGCAGAACTCAATAAGTGGTGCAGTAAGGAAGGTTACGACAGAGCTATTGGTTCAATACACGGTAAGGGCTTGGCTGAACGCAAGCAAACCAAAAATCTAAATACAAAGGCTATCGACGGCATCCTAAAGAAGATGCAATTAAGGCTTGATGTTTAGTCATGGCAGTAAATGTTAAATCTCAGACAAAGTAAAGCCAGCGGCGAGGCTGGCTAGTATCAATCGGTAACAGTGATTAATAGGAGTATTAAATCATGATGGATAAACAGATGCAAGAGATATTGATGAGTGACTATCTAAGAGTACCTACGCCAATCCTGCAAATGCAAAGAGTGTTGAGAAATGCCAGTGTTTACGCTTGCCTACAATTTATTTGGGCTAAGACTGGCGGATGGAAACAAGGCAAGGACACTTTATCTTATTCCCAATTTAAAGAAGATAAACGTTATGGCACTGGACTGAGTATTAAAACTATTCAACGTTCAGTCGAAAAGTTAAATGAATTAGGCGTGATTAATAGTGATCCTAGCTTCAATCGCATGAGTGAATTTTCAGTAAATATCAATAAAGTAAGAGAGCTTGTTGCCGGATTGGATAGTAAGAGTAGCGCTCAAGTCCGGTCAAATAGTCCTGACTTGAGCGCTACAAGTCCGGTCATTTTGACCTATAGTCCGGTCAATTTGTCTGCAAGTCCGGTCAATTTGTCCAGCAAGTCCGGTCATTTTGACCTACACACTATACCTCTTACACAAGACTTCTTACACAAGACCTCTACACAAGACTGTAAGCAGTATTTTGAAACAAGTGTTGATGCTAAGAAAACCCCACCAACAGACAACAAGAAAAAAGTTGATCCAGTTATTGAGACAGCTAATTCCTTAGTTGATTTTTGGAATGATAACAGACCGGTTAAGTCA